CCGGCAAGATACGACGCCGGGTATTGTAGATATGCGAACTTGAAAAAGCCGACTGATTACCGTAATCAAATTAGTGATTGGAAGGGCGGTAACACTACAAACTACGTAGAGGAAGCGGCACATTTACAAGTAATCATACCAGCGGCGGGAATAAATAAGGCTATGAAGGTAGCTGACTTTACCTGGGACTTTAAAGGCTTTGAAGGCGACCTATACTACAGCATTACTTTTAAAGAGGATAAGCGTATAGCACCTATACAAATATCTTCCGGGGTTGTTATTGCTGAAGAAACGCGCCCGGCTGAGCCTGTCCCGGAAATCGTCGAGGAAATCAAAAAAGAGATTACGACAGGCTGTACCGTTAAATTTAAGGGCGGTCCCGTCTACGTATCTTCTAACGCTACAAAAGCGGCCACAACGGTAGGCGCTAACGACGAATGTAAAGTAACGTCTATGTACAGCGGTACACACGCTATACACGTTATTTCTACAGGTGCGCCGAAGGTTTACGGCTGGGTAGACGCTGATAATTGCGAAGTAATCTAAAGGGGGTGCGGATATGGCTTTTACAGTTATCATAGGCGGTACAGATGTTACGCGGGCTGTAACCGCACCGCCTACGATTAACGACGAAATTAACGCGAATTGCTGTACGTTTCAGTTTACCGTACAGCAAGAGAAAAACCCACAAAACTTATTAGGTAAAGTGGTAGAAATGTATATAAACGGCGTACGGTGGTTTTATGGTACTGTACGCACACAAGAAGGAACGGCTAACGGTGACATAGCGCTTACGGTTTACGACCCACTATTTACCTTCAGCCGATTTACTGACGACTTTTACTTTAAGACGCAGACCGCTACACAGATTTTTACAACGTGCGCAGAAAAAACAGGCGTACCGCTGGGAGCTGTAGCGAATACTGAAGCTGTATTCCCACAGCTGTACTACCCGGCGGCAGCTGTAGACAAAGTCTGTGTAGATGTATTAGCCAGGACCAGGAAAGCTAACGGCCGTAAATTTTGGTACAGGTTTGACCCTGTTACGGCTTCGGTTACAATGTTTGAAAGAACGGTCCCGGCTGATATATGGGTATTTAAGGTAGGGCTAAACCTTACAGCTGCTTCCAAGTCCGACAGCGTTACAGAAACCTTTACAAGTGTTAAGTTAGTCAACCGTGAAACAGGCCAGACCGTCGTAAAAACAAACGACGCCGTAGCTAACGAATACGACTTACATACACAATACTTTGAGGAAATGAGTAGCGACGACACAACGGACATAAATACACAGGCTGCTACACGCTTAGAGGAAAAGTCTAAGTTAGCGTCGACTATGCGAATTGAAGGTATTAACCCGGACGGCGTTATACCGCGACTATATAAAGGCGACCCTATTTACGTGGAAGAGCCTAACACAGGCTTAGTAGGTGGTTACTACATACGTAACATTACTACGACCGTACAGGCTGATACCTTAATAGTCCTGGCTATGGATATTGTAGCCGCCCCGGATTTACCAGAAATACAGTTTAAGGACGCTACAAAACTTACTACCGATAGCGGTAAAAAGACCGAAAGTAAGAAAGAAAGCGAAATTACCGTATACTTACAGCCAGACGGTAAAATATACCACAAGGCGGGCTGTTTGGTTATTGAAGGTTGTAACTGTACAGCGACGACAAAAGACAAGGCAAAAGAAAAAGGCGCGTTACAATGCGCTGTATGTAAGGCTTAGGGGGTGCGGATATGCCTACAGATGTTTTAAAACTTATGCGCGGTAAGCCTACGCCTGGCGTCGGCGAACTACGAATACTTAAAGCTGTAACGACTGACCCAGACCCTATTACTTTTGTTATGCAAGGTACAGAACAGGCTTTAGATGCTAACCTTTTTACGATACCTTTAAGCGTCTATCCTATCTGCAAGGGTGACACGTTTTACGCGTTACCTTTAGCGGGAAGCGATAGCCAGCGCTGGGGTATTACAGCGAAAATAAATAATACTAATGCTGTCGGCGTTATGACAGGTGCTACTACCTGTCAAGTACCGGGCATAGGTAGAGCTTATACAGCAAACGACTTACTGATACCGCCGTACGTTGCTATCGACGGCAACCTAAGTAACGGTACGTATCATAGTCACGGTGAATTTACACGCCCCCTAAAAGCTGGGGACCGTGTAATACTTTACCCCGTAGCGATAGACGGCGCTGTAAAGTATGCTATCGCAAATTACTACTAAGGGGGTGTAGGCTATGGCAGACACACGAAAAACGCCTATTTTTGATTACGATACCGGGGAATTTGCGTTAGGCGTCGGCGGTACGATAAAGACCGCCGTAGGTGCTGACGCTGTTTTACATATCGCACAAAAAGCATTAAATACCCAGTTAGGCAAGCATAGCGTTTATGGTAATTTTGAAGATTTTACAAAAAACCATATTTACGGTAGCCGTGTACACGACGTAGCCGTACGTAAAGACTTGCCAGAAGCTGTACGCGTATCGGAAATCGAACGCGAAACAGAGGAAGCCCTAAAGTACGACCCCCGTATTAAACAGGTTGTATCTGTAAACGTATATACAGACCGTGACAAAAACGGCGATATGTGCTATTTTACGGACGTTGTTATTACAACCTATCATAATAAACAAGTTGAAGTAAAGGGGGTAAAAATATATGGCTAAAAGACCGACATTTACGCCACGCTTTGTAGAAAGTGCAGACACTATTACTAAGCGTATGGTCGGCAATATTCCCGATACCTGGCATAAAGAGCCTGGCGACTTCATTTACGACGCTATGAAAACTAACCCAGCCGAAATTATACAGCTGGAAGAGCAACAGGACAACATACTACGTAATGCGTTTCCCCAGTATTGCGACGACGACGTTTTAGACGACCACTTAGAGCTACGCGGACTTACACGTACACCAGCGACACATACTATACGTGTTTTGTCTATAACGGCTGATAGTGGGGTAAAAATTCCACAAGGTTATACTTGTACGTCCGTAGTCCTTGACGGCGACGGAAACCCTATACAATACGCTGTAAGGACCGAAACTAATTTTACAGACAATGCGACTACAAGGGACGTGTATATTATCTGTCATAAGGAAGGCGTCGTAGGCAATATAGCCGAAGGGTCGGAATTTGTACTACAGCCACCTATACCGGGTATACGTAGTATCGTTGACTTAGGTATTAACGTAGCTGGAGCTGAAAGGGAAAGCGCAGACGAATACTGGACGCGATACCTTGAGGACATAGAAAACCCAGACACAGGCGGCAATATGGACGACTACAAACGCTGGGTACTTAATGACTTTCCAGCTGAAACAAAAATAGTAATACAGAAAGTTATTGTAAACCCCAGGTATAACGGAAACGGTACAGTACAGGTAGTGGCTATAGGCGGCGACTATAGTAAGCTATCCGACGACGAGGTAGCCGCTTTACAGACGTTTTTAGACCCTGTAGGCTTCCAGGGCTTAGGTTATGGAAAAGCACCCGCCGGGGCGTGGGTAGATGTAAGCACCGGGGAGCTGTTACCTATCAATATTACCGCTACTATTGACTATGCACCTAACACCGATACAGACGCCGTATACGACGAGTTTGTAGCAGCTGTTACTGAGTACATACAGTCGCGTGTATTTGAGGTTGACCCTGTCACTAAAGAGCTTTACCCTATAGGCTACAATAAAGTAGCTTCCTTGCTGGGTAGCGTTAGCGGTGTAGATAACTTCCACGACCTTACTATTAACGGTGGTACTACGGATATTGCTTTACAGTTTTTCGATATTCCTACGTTAGGGACGGTGACGCTAAATGGCTGATATAAGTACACGTACTGAAGGTATGGTCGGCGCGTCTGCTAACTACTACCAGGAAAGCGAAATATTTACGGCTATCCAAAACGCCCAGGCGTTAGAGTATGACCGTATCGAAAGCAATAACAAGGACTTAGCCCTTCAGCTGTCACCGATTACGGCGACCTGGGGGCTTATTTACTGGGAAGAAGCTGTAGGCTTGCCTATGAAAAATAATACGGACTACGAAGGACGTAGACCGGCCGTACTTGCAAAACTGGCTAAAAACGAAAACTTTAGCGCTACAATGATACACACATACGTACAGGCGTACGGTAAACATTGTAACGTTGACATTAACGTACAGACCAGCACAATTACAATTACTTTTACAGACGGCTTACCTTCCCTGTTACCACAGCTGCAAGAAGCTATAGAAAAAATCATACACGCACATTTAGGGACCGTTTACAAGGTTATTTTTTCGTATGAACAGTTAGGCGCATACACGCACGCTAAATTAGCTGAGTTTACACACGACGAACTGGAAAACGGTATACCTGTAGAGGGGGTGACTTAATATATGGCATTACTTACGAAAATTTTAAAATTGATTAAGCCAGACGCCAGCGAAAACTACAGCGTAGACGTCTGGAACGCAAACAGCGACCTTATAGACGAAGCTGTAGGTAAGCGCGTTATTAAAAATGCGGACATACAGCCGGGAAAAGCTACTAAGGTTACATACGACGCTAAGGGACTTGTCACAGGCGGCGAACAGCTTACCCCGGACGATATACCAGCGTTGGACTTTTCCAAGATAACTACAGGGCGTGCGCCTGTGTTATTCGCTGACGGAAAACCGCTTTACGGTAGTCGCTTCGTTGATGTGGACGAAAACGGAAACTTCGTACTAAGGGACGACGGTAAAGGCGACTGGCTGATAAGTGTAACAGAGGACGGGACAGCGTTACTTACTAAGGTTGTAACAGCTGTAGCCGATAATCTTGTTACTGAGGACAGCGAAGCCGCTTTAAGCGCTAAACAAGGTACTGTACTTAGTAAACTCATAGAAGCCGTAAATACGGTCGTAAAAACGCACCGTAGCGACTTTGAAGCCCATACTAAGGATAAGAGTAACCCGCACGGCGTAACGGCTGTACAGCTAAATTTAGGCAACGTAGATAATACGGCTGACCTGGATAAGCCACTAAGTAACGCTATGATAGCTGCACTTAACCTAAAAGCACCTTTAGCGGACCTGTTAGCACACGTCAACGACACCAGCAACAGCCACAAAGTTACAAAAGCACAGGTAGGCTTAGGTAATGTAGACAACACCGCCGACGCTAACAAACACGTAGCCACGGCTGTAACGCTTGCTACGGCAAGAACTATAAACGGTGTACCCTTTGACGGTAGCGCTAATATCACGATAACGGACGACACTAAAATACCGTTATCGCAAAAAGGCACAGCCGGGGGCGTCGCAGAACTTGACGAAAACGGTTACGTACCGTCGTCGCAGTTACCTTCTTACGTGGACGACACAGTAGAAGGCACGTTAGCTACTTTCCCGAAGCCTGGCGAAAGCGGCAAAATTTACGTAGATACTGCTACACGGCTTACCTATCGCTGGAGTGGTACGGCTTACGTAGAAATTTCCCCCAGCGTGGCGTTAGGCGAAACGTCAAGTACAGCCTATCCCGGTAACAAGGGTAAGCAAAACGCTACAGACATAGCAACGCTGAAAACTACAACAGCTGAAACAGCGGCCGCATTACAAAAGCTGACAACTGACACCGATAACCATTTTACGGAAGTCGGCGAAAAGAACAGCGAACAGGACGAACGCTTACAGGCTTTAGAGGACGTACCTACTATCTACGTTGACGGTAAACCTATCTACCCTGTAACGTTTGCAGATGTTGTAAACGACGTCGTAGTAATTACCGCTGACGGTACAGGTGATTATATTTTAGCGTGTACGCCAGACGGTACGGTATATGTACGTAACCTTACAAACAATGTTACAGACCCGGTTACGGGTGATGTATACAAGCTGGATATTATAAATAACCAGCCGATTTTAACAAAAATTTAAAAAGGAGTGACCCAGTATGACTAATCGCTATGCAAGATTGACAGAGGACGGACACCGCGTACAGTTTGCACCTGTAAACGCTACCGCGGAAGAAATCACAGAAGGCGGCTACTTGCCTTATGAGGAAACGGAAAAACCCGTAACCCCGGACGGCATTATACCGCACAACTACAGTAGAGCTTACGAAGAAAAGGACGGTACTATTACTTTGGTGTGGAAACCGTACCCTAACTTTGAAGCTATAAAAATGCTGAAGCAGAAATTAGCGGACACAGATTACAAAGTAATTAAGTGCAGCGAAGCCCAGCTTACAGGTGCTACAATGCCTTACGACGTAGAAACTGTAACCGCTGAAAGACAGGAAATACGCGACGAAATTAACCGCTTAGAAAGGTGTGAATAAGAATGAGTAAGAATATTTATTTGTCTACAAGGGATAAGAGCTTAGAGGAAATGAGCCTAAGCCTTCCCGCTAACAATGAGCTTATCGTAGACGACCAGGGCGACCCGTCTGTTATGGTGAAAATCCCTAAACTGACTTACGCCGACGTCGGCATAGGCACAAGCACTAAGGCACTTCCCGCCTTTATCGTAAACGGTAAGGAAATCCCTTATATTTACGTATCAAAATACCAGAATATCGTTAAAAACGACAGAGCTTACAGCTTGCCTTACCAGGTCCCAGCTGTAAATATGACAATCGACCAGGCACGCGCTTACTGTGAAAACAAGGGCGAAGGCTGGCACTTAATGACTAACGCAGAGTGGGCGGCTATTGCGTTATGGTGCAAGAAACACGACTGTACGCCTTATGGTAACAATAATGGTAGTTACGGCGACTACTATAATACAAACGATAAAGGCGCGCCAGCACCTACCTACGACGAAATGTACGGCGATAACGTACCGTACACTTTTACAGGTAGTGGTCCTAAAAACTGGTATCATAATAACGACTTTAGCGGTATCGCTGACTTAAACGGTAATATATGTGAGTGGGTCGGCGGTTTAAGACTTAACGCCGGGGAAATTCAAGTAATACCCGACAACGACGCCGCAAAAGCTGTAGACCAAAGCGCTGATAGCGCTTTGTGGAAGGCGATTAGCCAGGCTGGGGCTATGGTAGCACCCGGTACAGAAGGTACGCTTAAATTCAACAGCAGCACAGGCATTAAAACAAGCGGTACGTTTAAGGGTATGAGTGTAGCAAGCGGTATTACTATCCCGGACTACTTGAAGGCTTTAGCCTTATATCCTAACGACGCCGCCGACACCTACAAGGAAGATTACTTCTACGCAAGCACAAGCGGCGAAAGAGTGCCGTACCGCGGTGGCTACTGCGACGACGACGGCGACGCGGGTGTGTTCTACTGCAACCTCAACTTCGGCCGTACGCTCTACGATTGCAACATTGGCTTCCGCTCCGCTTACGTACCCGGAAATCTGCTTACTGATTAACTGATTTAGTCGCCGATAGGCGACTTTAACGAGGTAAAAACTTTATGGAAGATTTAAAAATATTGCAGAAAATATACGATATGACTAAATACGGCTACGGTGCGCTTGCACAATTCCCGAAAAGTGAAAAGTTTGCGCTTGTAGCTGATATTAAGCATTGTATGCACCAAGTTTTAGAACGAGCAATAGAAGCACAAAAGAAATACTACAAAAAGACGACCTTACAGGAAATGGACGTAGAGCTTACAAAACTGAAAGCCTTTTTACGTCTGGCGTTTGAATTAGGCTTTTTGCCTAATAAGAAATACGAAGTATGGTCGAAACAGGCCGTAGAGATAGGGCGTATGCTGGGTGGCTGGATAAAATCTACACAACAGCAGCCGCAATATCAACGTAAGTAGTATTCTATATGGGGATAAGTCGCAAACAATGGCCGTATCGCGGTGGCAACTACGACAACAACGACAACGCGGGTGTGTTCTACTACAACCTCAACAACGACCGTACGAACTACAATTACAACATTGGCTTCCGCTCCGCTTCACTCTTGTAGCCAGATACCGTATACCTACTGGGTATACTCTCAGCGCGCAGAGATTAAAGGGACTTATTTCCATTACAGCCGACAAGCTGTAAAAAGATTAAATTAGTAAGTAGGCAGTTAGTATACAGCTGTAGAAATCCTGTCACGCTTACGCGAAAGGGGACAATATGAAGAAGGCTAAAAATTTGTTTGAAAAAGTGTGCGAATTTGATAACCTTTACCTATCGTACCTGGAAGCAAGAGAAGGAAAGCGTTACCGCGGACCTGTCTTACAGTTTACGTATCAGCTGGAAGATAATTTAGTAGAGATACAAAACGAGCTACTAAATAATACGTATCGGATAACGAACTATACACAGTTTATAATAACTGACCCGAAGCGTAGGCTTATTACAGCCTTAGACTTCCGGGACAGAGTAGTACAATGGGCTATCTATCGGCAAGTATACCCTATCTTTGAAAAACGCTTTATCTATCATAGTTACGGCTGTAGAGAAGAAAAAGGTACACATAAAGCCGTAGCACAGTTACACAACTGGCTAAAGGCTGTAGACCGTAAGCCCGAAAAGTATTACTACTTAAAATTGGATATGTCAAAGTTTTTCTACAGCGTAAACAGGGAAATCCTGTTAGAAATTATTAAGCGTAGAATAAGCGACGACAGACTGATTAACTTATTAGAACTGATTATAGCTTCTGGCGACATACAACCTGTAGAAGGCTTCGCGGCTGACGCTTACCCTGTCAACGACAGTAAGGTAGGTTTACCTATCGGCAATTTAACAAGCCAGATGTTCGCTAACATCTACCTTAACGAGCTGGACCAGTTTGTTAAGAATGAGCTACACCTACACTACTACATACGCTATATGGACGATATTATAATTTTAGGCGAAAGCAAAGAGCTTCTACACCAGGTTAAAGACCGTGTAGAGGAATTTGTAAACCATAAATTAGGGTTACGCCTTAACGGCAAAACTGCTATACGTCCTATCTCAATGGGTATAGAGTTTGTAGGGTACGTAGTCTGGCCTACGCACGTCAAGCTACGTAAGGCGACAGCTTTAAAAATGAAATCCAACATAAAAGACAAATGCTGGAAGCTGAAAAACGGGCAAATAAGCGCCGATAAGTTAGACGCTACTGTAGGTAGTTACAACGGACTTATGAAGCATTGTAACAGCTATAAATTACGCTGTAAACTGTACGAAAAGTACGACCTACAGCAGAAAGGACCGTAATTATGGATAATTCTACTGTAAGCAAAGATTACTGTAGAGAGCATAGCCGTATGATTGATGAACGCTTTACACGCGATAAAGAGGACATACAACGGCATAATGACGCTATCGGTAAACTTACTACGCTATCCACCGAAATAGGTACACTTATTAAACAGCACGACGACGTAATCAAACAGCACGAAACCCGTATAGATACGCTGGAGCATAAACCTTCTGTATGGTTTGACCGTATCGTATCTGGTATAGTTGCGGCTGTCGTGGCGGCCCTTGTTGCAGCTGTCCTAAAAGGTAACATCAATTTTTAAGAAGGTGTAAGGATATGCGAAAAATACTTAATTGCATAAAGAAAGCAGCCCCTAAGCTATTTAAGGGGCTGTTTATGCGTATAACTGTTATCTTTTGTATCGGTTATATTGTACGTATTACGGAAAAATCCCTTAATATGTGCGAAGTCTTAAAAATATCCCCGGCTACCGTATATACGACGGCTGTAGGATTTTTCGGCGCTGAGCTTGTTATGCTGATAGTTAAAAAGATATACGGCAACAAGACGGCGACCGCGACAACCGACCAAACAGAAACCAAAACAGGCAAGAAAATAGAAAACGGTAAACCTTTACCGTTACCTTAGTAGGAGTGATACTATATGATTATTTTTGATTTTTTAAGCGCTAATTGGGACTGGATTTTAGCTATTGTCGTAATTGTCGTCGGCGTTATTTTGCGCCTACGGTCCCTGTGGAAGGGCAACGTTATAGAGTGGCTTGTAGCTATTTGTGCTGACGCCGAAAGCATTTACGGCGGTGGTACAGGCTACCTTAAACTAAGATACGTATACGACGCCTTCCTGGGACAATTCCCGGCGCTGTCTAAATACGTAGCTTTTGATACGTTTAGCGACTGGGTAGACAAGGCTTTAGACAAGCTGAAGGAAAAGCTAAAAACTAACGAAAAGATTAACGCTATAGTAACGCAAGATACAGGGGGTGCTACAGATGTGGAGTAGCGAAGCAATTAAGGCGGGTATAGTACCGCCGAAACCTATCGAAGAAATGACCGACGCAGAGCTTAAAGCCTGGCGTAATTCTTTAGACCCGGACGCTATGGGCTTTGACGGTGAGGAAGGGGCTGTAGATAATGAATATTAAGGACTACCTTACAAAAACGAACTTTACGGACCGTAACGACGTGGGACGTATTAAGTATATCGTTATTCACTACACCGCTGGAAAATCCGACAACGGTACAGCGGCCCTGGCAAACGCTAAATATTTTCACAGCGAATACAGGGGAGCTTCAGCCCACTACTTCGTAGACTGTGGCGACACAATTTACAGGGTAGTAAAAGACGAGGACGTAGCCTGGCATTGTGGAACGTCCGGGACTTACTACCATAAATATTGTCGTAATAGTAACAGTATCGGTATTGAGATATGTAGCTATTACGAAAATGGTACATATAAGTTTAAGCCTAAAGCTGTAGAAACAGCTGTAGAGCTGACTAAGTACCTTATGAAAAAATACGGCGTTAGCGTAGATAATGTTGTAATGCACTATCACGTTACACATAAAATCTGTGCAGCGCCCTTTATGTCAAACGGTAAGCCTTCCGAAGCGTGGGACGACTTTAAACGTCGCCTTACGGCCGTCACACCTACCGCGGCTGACAGGCTTACCGACATAAAGGACCACTACGCAGAAGCACACATTAAAAAGCTGGTAAACTATGATGTAATTAACGGCTATGAGGATAACACCTTTAAGCCCGAAAACCCTATTACGCGTGCTGAGTACGCCGTAATGGTGGCTAAAGCGTTAGAAAACGCTTGCGGCTATAAACTTGACACGTCTTACGCCTTTACGGATATAGACGGGCATTTTGCCGCTGACAGCATAGCTAAAGTATGTGCTTGTGGTATTATCAATGGCTTTGAGGACCGCACGTACAGACCAGACGAATACATAACAAGAGAACAGGCGGCAATGATTACGGCTAATTTCTTGCTATACTGTGGGCTTACCCTTAAAGAAGTAGGTAGAGCCTTCCCGGACACCGCTACAAGTTATGCGGATATTCATATACAGACGTTACAGTATTACGGTATTGTAAATGGATATGAGGACGGCGAATTTAAACCAAAACTTAACGTAACCAGAGGACAGGCGGCTATAATGCTTGCTAACGCCCTTACGGTTGTCGGTAAATAATGAACGTATAACCCCTACACTAATTACGGTGTAGGGGTTATTTTTGTTTGTCATAAAGAAAATTAAAATAATTTCATTTGTCCTATTGACAAATAAATAAAAATGTAGTATACTTGTCTTACAGACAAACTAAACTATAAATATTTTCTTTGTGACAAGAAAGGTAGGTAACAATATGAAGGCTTTAGAAAAGAACTGTATCAAGTATCAGCTTATCGTTAAGCACCGGGAATTAGTTAAAAGCGGCGACCTTATAACCGCCAGAGTGCTTTTATCATTCCTTCGCAGAAACCGTATTACGTTAGGCTTAGGCGACGCCGACAACGCTGTAGAACGTATTTTAGAAAACGTAGGGCTTAGACCGAGCTACGGACGTAATTTTAATACAGCGTCTTTTAGTATGTAAGGGGGTATATACAATGGCAAAGCGACGAGGTAACGGCGAAGGCTGTATATATGAACGCAAAAAAGGACAATGGGCGGCCGTCGTATCGGACGGCACAGACCCAAAAACAGGCAAAACAAAGCGTAAGTTTTTGTATGGTAAAACACGTGAAGAGGTACGCGAAAAGCTAAGGACGGTGCAAAATCAGCAAGCTACAGGCGGTATTATTGACGCTGGAAGGCTTAACCTTGCTACCTGGCTTAATACCTGGTGCGACGCTTACGCAAAGCCTAATATCAAACAGTCAACCTACGAAAGCTACCTACAGCAGATACGCTGTCATATCGTCCCGGAGCTGGGCGGTATTCTGCTTAAAAGGCTGACGACGACAGATATACAATGTTTCTACGCTAAGATGTTAGAAAGCGGAAACAAAAGCAAGGTACAAGACCCGGAAACTGGGGATATGGTAGACCGTGGCGGCGGGCTATCCCCGGCTACCGTGATACGTATACACAATATACTAAACGCCGCCTTAGAACAGGCTAAGAACGAAAACAAAATAGCTGTAAACCCTGTTACAGCTGCAAAACCGCCCAGAATTGAAAAAAAGGAAATGAAAGTATTAAGCCAGGACCAGGTTACTATATTCCTTCAGTCGTCAAAAGAATACCGTTATTATGGCGCTTACGTCCTGGCTGCTACATCTGGTATGCGACGCGGTGAAGTGTTAGGCTTACCGTGGGCTAACTTTTTCTTAAACCACCCCGGACCGTTTACTTCCTGGGACGATATAGACAAAGCTGTACCCTGGAATAAATTTAACGATATACAGCCCTGGGACGCTTCAGCTGTAGCCGATATATTGACAGAAGCTAACGTAGCCTTTGCGTCGCCTGTAGTGTTTATAGAGCAACAGCTAAACGTAATTAAAGGCGGTGCGTCGATTACAACACCTAAAACGGGTAAATCTATACGCCCTGTGCATATTCCACCTATGACAGCCTGTATATTGATGTACCAGCGCTACCTACAGCTTGCGGAAAAGAAAAGAGCCGGGAAAGGTTATAATAAGGATAATTTAGTATTCTGCACATCTACCGGGGGACCTGTACCGCCCAGGAGCTTTACGCGTAACTTCCAGGGTGCAATAAAACACGCTGGGCTGGAGCGTATACGTTTTCACGATTTACGGCATACGGTAGCTACGGTACTGTTAGAGGAAGGCGCAGCCCTTAATACGGTACAGGAGCTTTTAGGACACTACGACCCTACCTTTACAGCGAAGCAGTACGGACACGTTACTAAGCGTATGAGGACTGAAGCTACAGAAAAGTTAAGCGGTATGCTATCAGCTGCTTACGCTAAAGAGAGTAGCACGACAGAAAAACCGTAAAACTTTTGTAAAGGGCTGGACAAATTAAAAAGTTTGTAGTATAATTGTCTATAAGACAAACGAAAGGACGGTATAAAGTCTTGATAGGCGATAACGTAAAACTGCTACGAAACATACGCGGACTTACCCAAAAGGATTTAGCCGAACTGGTAGACGTTGCACCCGGTACGCTTGCACATATCGAAAAAGGTACACGTAACCCCAGCCTTGAAATGCTGTACAAGCTGGCCGACGCTTTAAGCGTATCGGTTATAAACCTGGTACTAAGTCAAGAAGAAATAGATAGATTTTATTACGACGCTGAGATACAGCGGCGCTACCCAGGAAGCGAAAGGTTAAAAGAGATACTACACAGGGTATTAGAAAATAATACCGCCTGGGACAGTACAAAGAAGATAGCTATTATTGATTTAGACGACTTAGACAAAATGTAGTATATTTGTAGTAAAAACTGAAAAAG